GTTTGGTTCAGGAGATCGCTCTCCTGCTTGGAGCCGATGACTGCGGTGAGCGGGTCGGTCTCGATGTCCACATGGTTGTGGCGGAAGATGCGCTTCGCTTCGATCATCTTGGCGACCGTCAGGCCGCTGGAGGCGGACGAACCGAAGGTGTCAGACACCTGATACAGAGATGTATTGAAGGTCTCGGCGGTGAGCCCGGCGGCGTCTTGGCCGATCTGGGCGGTGCCGAAGGCGGCTGCGATCAGGCAGTCGTCCCAGCCACGACCGACCGCCATGGAGGCGTTCTGGGCATAGACGCTCTTGGGATCGACGATGGTCTTGAGTTCGTCGAAGCTGTCGATGAGCTGGTCGATCTCGCCGTCTTGCGGGAAGACCCACCGGCGGGTGAAGTCCGCGTCGGTGCGGTTCTTGGGGGCGAACCGACCGGCCGGGGCCTTCAGGGAGATCGCGCCCACTTGGTTGATGGGGGAAGCCATCTTACCGACGTGGAAGCCTTCGCGGACCTTGCCGCGCAGCTTGGAACCCATTTGCTGGAGCTTCAGCTCCAGGTTCGTGGAGAACTGGGTGGTGTAGAGTTTGTAAAGGTTCTCGGACATAGCCGTGCTCACATTCCAGGGTTGGTGTTAAAGTCGCTCCGTGCTCACCGTTGGCGTATCCCTGGAAAGGGGGCCGATGCCCTCGCAAGATGCCTTCTAGGACGTCCCTCCCTTTCGGGTGTAGGACAGAAGGCGCTCCCCGCCTCAGGCTCGCCACTCGCTGCTACTCGGCTCGGCCTTGCGGCTTTGCCTCCTGGCAGCTCCTAGCGAGCCTCGGGCGGTGGGACAGCAGGTGTATGATCGCGCACGACACCCGCCGCCCCGGTCAACCGCGCTTGCGCGAGCGGGCCACGGCCGACCCTGGTGTTATAAGGCCGGCCGTGGCGTCTGTCAAGCGGCCTGGTAGGTGCTCGCGTCTTCGCCGGTGATGACGCTGTTGAGGTACAGCATCTCGCGGTTCTTCGCGGCGTCGCCGTCGAGGTAGCTCTTGACCCAGGCTTCGTCCGCATAGAGCGCGGCCTTGCGTTCCTGAGCCTGGCCGACGCTGCTGATCCGCACGTCGCCATTCGGGCCAGGGTTGTTGACGAACTTCGCTTCGCCCATTTGCTCGCCGATCTTGCGGAACATCTCCATCGTGTCCTTGTAGCCGATCAGGCCTTCAAGGGCGGCGACAGCCTCGGGCGTGACGCCGAGCTTTTCCGCGGCTTGCTGGGCGATGAACTTGTTCGCCGTAGCGTTGGCTCCCCACTCCTTAGCGAGCGCCGCTCGGTTCTCCGCCAACTTGGCCTCCTGGGCGGCGTGGGCCTCCAGGGCGGTGTCGTCCCCGAGCTTCACCAGCTCGCGGGCGATGGCCTGGGCTTGCGGCAGAGGCACGTTGTTCGCCGCGAAGGCGGCTTGCAGGCGGGCCGCCATGGCCGGCGCGATCGGCTGATCCTTGGCGTTTTTGATGCCCGAGAGGTCATACTTCTCCGGGGCGTCGGCCGCGCCGAGGCGTTGCCACATGGCCTTGTATTCGGCTTCGTTGGTCGGGTCCGCCACGCGGATGAGCTTGTCCGCCGGCACGCCGATCATGCGTTCAGCCGCGCGATGGGCCTTACCGGCCTCCAGAGCGGCTTGCGCCGGTGTCAGCTTGTCCCAGCCACGGTTCTGGAGGTAGCCGACTGCTTCCGCATCAGCCCCTTCATACCATGTTTTTCCGGCCCCGCCGGCCCCAGTTTCGACACCGCCCGCCCCGCCTTCGCCACCGGCCGGGGGAGCAGCCCCACCCGCGCCGCCTTCTCCGCCTTCGGGTGCAAACGCCGCCCGAGACATGCCGTTCAAAAGGTCTGTAAGTCTCACTCTTTATCTCCTTGAAAAACCTGAACCTGGTGCCCGGTGTAGAGCGAGAACAGTTGTTCACTGGACAGGTTTAGGTGCTGCTGTATCCTTAGAAAGACTTCACGTCTTCCTTCCAACGCCGCGTGGATACGAGGGTCCGCGTCGTAGGTCGTCTCACAAGCCCGGCAAAACTTCACCAGGTCTTGTAACACCACTTGGCCTGCGGGCGAGCCGAAGGCGAGTTGATAGTTCCGTTTACGGCCGCGCAGGAACTCCAGCGTGACCCGAGCTTGCTCAAGCAACCGCATAGCTAGTCGCTCCATAAGGCACGAAGTCATGGATGGCCTGGGCCAGGGCTACCTCCGCGTCGCCATACACGGGGAACACGAGGTTCGGCACGACATGGGTCAGCTTCACGGAGGCGGGCTTTTTGACGACTGTGCGCCACCCGTGGGGGCTCTGAACCCGTTCGGTCACGGGCGGCACGCGAACATATCGGTTCGCCGTCCCAGTCTTGAGATCGATGCATACGAGGGCGGTCATTTACTAGCCTCCTGGGGCTTGTCCTTGATCGGAGGTAGGTTGGCCTTGCTGGGGTGCGCCCTGGCCCATACCGGCTTTCGCCTGGGCCGCCTGGGCCTTCATCATGGCGGCTTGAGCGGGGGCGGCCTGGATTTGCTGCTGCGCCTGAGCCTGCCTGGCCCTGGACTGCTGCTTGGCCTGGATTTCTTGCGGCGTCGCCATCCACTTCGTCGGTGTGCCTTGGATGTCGGCGATGTCCGGGATCGCGCGGTCGAAGGCGAACGGGTCATAGACGGAGCTGTCGCCGGTAGCCTGCGCCACCTGGTTCGCGGTTTCTAGCGTCCGCATGAACCCGGCGGCTTCCTGGGCGCGGGCGGCGCGGGAGAGCGGGGACGTGTAGACAACCTCATACTCGCCCTGGGCCTCACGCAGCATGGGCGGCATGGGCGGGAGCATCTTGAGCTGCATCGCCAGGTCCAGCTCGCGGTGGATCAAGGGGCCAAGGTATTCGCTTTGCTGGCGGCCCATAGTTGGCGCGAGGAGGATGCCCTTCTCGTTGGTGCGCTCGATCACTTCGGTCGCGGACATCTGCGGCGTCTCGGTGAGGATTTGGAACAGGCTCACCAGGAAGGCATCGTTGATGAGCGCCTTCTCCTCATCCATCATCTCCTTGCTGATCTGGATTTCTCCGGTCGGCAGGACTTGGATCAGGGGCTTGCCGTCAGGGTTTACGCCCCCTTTGTTGAGCGCGCCGGGGCGCAGGGAGATGTCAACGAGCCCATCATCCGCGGTGAGGAGCACTGGGTCTGCGGCCCGGTGCCCCTGCTTCAGGAAAGTACGCTTCTCGGCGTTCAAGGTCTTCAGGGCAGGCAGGACCATCATGGCGGGCGAGCGTCCATAGACTTCGCCGGGTGTCTGCGTGTAGCGGGAGGCGGCCAGGGGGAAGCTGGTGTAGCCCCCCTCCGCCATCAGCTTTCGGCCTTCGATCGAGACGTAGTAGCTGGCGAAGGGCTTGCCCTTGGCGTCGAGGCGCATGGGATCGAAGTCCCGGCGCGGCATGACGACGTGCAGGAAGTCGAACTGCTCCAGGCTGTGCTTCTCCAGGGAGCCCTTCATCTGCTCGGGGATCATGTCGTTGCCCCACTTCTGGGCGGCCTGGGCGGCCGTCAAGCGGAACCACCGGATCATGCCGTTGATGAGGCCCTGGTGGTTCTCCAGCAGGAACAGCTCGCCCAGCGGGATCGACTTGTAGCGCCAGGCGCGCAGCGGCACATTCGCCTCCGAGACGGCCTGGTCGATGAACATCCCCGCCGTGCCGAACGCGCCCAGGCTCTCGTAGCTGTTTTGGTTCTGGGCGGAGAAGTTGGCGATCGGGGCGTAGCGCTGCTTGAACAGCAGACGGGTGGCGTACTCGAACCACAGGCGGGTGTCGCGGTCCTTCGCCATGTCGCGGTTGAGGTCGATGTTGCTGGTGGTCAGCACGGACGGCGCGGCGAGCCCATGCCACATTTGATTGCGGGGCGTCAGGAGGCTATCACAGATGGCCCCGAAACGGTGTAGGGCGAGCATCCCGTTGGCGTCCACCTGACGGTCGGTTTTCTTCTGGCCGGGCCAGTTGAAGTTCCCGTAGTAGAACGTGTTCCGGCTCGTCGGCAGGATCAGTTCGGCGACCTCCTCCCAGTGCGCGGCGAAGGTGTTCCGCCAGAGCTGGGCGTGCGACCACAGTTGGAAGATGATGTCGAGGATTTCCTCCTCGGCCTGGCGGCTGGTGCGCGTCTTCGCATCCATCCCCTCAACCATGAACTGGTCATCGGCCACGGTCGTTCTCCATAAATTCCTTGATGCTCTCTCGGAGCATCCGTTCCCACTCGGCGGCGGGAACCTCGACCATCATCTGGAGGCCCTTGGTGTTTCGGCAGGTGATCGTCACGGTCAGGTCCGCCGTCCGGTTGATCGAGACGTAGGGAACCTGGTTGCCAGGATTGGCGTAAGACCCTGTATATGAAGTGATATTACGCACCGCCGCCCGCCTTTGAGAGTAGAGCCTGGACCGCTGGAGAGATCGAGCTGGTCACGTCCATGGGGTTAGACATGCCGCCGATGTTCAGGATCGACTTCTTGCGCGCTGACATGGTGTCCTCAAGCTGCTGCTGCAACTGGTCGCCGAGGCCCAGGTCTTGGGCCGCCGGTGAGGACATGCTGTTCTTCTGGGATTGCGCGCTGGTCGTCATCAGATGTGGCGGGCCGGAAATTGGGACACGCACGCAAACTCGACGTCGGTGACGGTCACGTCTTTGCCCTCGTCGGTGGTGCCAACCTTGAGGCCCACGGGGAACTTGGCCTGGGCCTCCTTACCGAAGGACACACACACACACACGTCGTTCCCGATCTGGGCCGGGGCGTCGCCGCGGATTGGCAAGTCGTCGATCGCGAGGGTCTTGTGGTCGCCGTTGGAGAGGAAGATGGTGAGAACGAGGACTACGACGTGAAACATGGGAGCCTCCTGGAAGACCCTAGCCCTATCACTCGAACACGTCGAAGTCAACTCCAGAGGCTATTTGGGGACGCCTTGCAGCGCCCGCTAGACTACCCCCGAGGGGCACCGCGCGGCCGATGCGCTTCATCATCACCGCGATCCGGCTGGCGGACATGAGGTCGTCCCGCTCCTTGACGATCATCCCATCCTTGCGGTGGTACATCCGGTACTCCTCGAACCATTCGGTCATGGACGCGGCGACGCGGAACC